TGGTTCGGTTTCTTTTTTAAACTCTGTATTAAATCAATATTTGTTTTAGTTAAATTTTGCATACAAGCTTTTTAATATAAATATCTAGAAAGGACCTTTTACGATAGTCGGAGGCTTTTTATTTTTTGCATCAGGATTATTATTATTTCTTTGTTCTTCTCGAGCCTCTAAAATGCGATTCATTTTTTTAGTCCAAAAACGACGTTGTGGTACCGTTAAATCATAATACAATGTATTCCAGTCCCATCTACCTTCGCCGAACCACATCAGCTCCCAAATTTGATTGTGATGATAAGGACGGAATTCTGGTTTAAAACCAAAAAAGATCGGATCCAAGTTGAAACCCAGCTTCGAAGGTCTCCTTTTTACCTTCAGCCGTTGTATATTCAAATTCTGATTTTGTTACTACTTGTGGAATATTATCTACAAAATAATTTACGAATTTACGGGAATCGATAGCTGTAAAATCATACCGAATCCATTCTGCTATATAATTAGCATCCCGATTTCCATTAACTTCTTGTATTATATGTTGTAAAAATTCAGATCGCTTTTCAGATAAATTATTAGTTTTTGGAAATCTAAATTTAATTTTATTAGAATCATCGATAATATAATCAAATTCTCCATTTTCGTCACTATCGATAGTTAAATGTTTTATTTCTAACTGAGATAAATCTATTTGATCTTGTATTATTTCGCCAGCTGGACTTTTGACTGATACTTCATATATTTTTCCATAACTTAAAATTCTAGCAGCTACAATTAATCCATTAACATCAATACCTGCAATTTCATTAAATGATACCGGAGATACAATTAATGCTTCAATCAATTTATTTATTGCAATTCCTTTTTCGATATATGATTGAGTCATTAATATGTCTTCATCATATGCAGTCATATAACGCATTTCGATAGTTCCACTTCGAAGTGGATGTCCTTCGGGATACACTTTACCTTGTGAAATTAAATCAACAACTTCTGTTGCAATTCTACGTTCTTTTTGTTTAGCATCATATTGCTGATTAGCTAAATCAATTAATTGTTTGTCTGAAAGTTTGTCTGTTACTCTTGTCATGTATTTACCTTTTATAACTTTATTATAAATATCGCCGTACAGTAAAAATGGGGACGCATGTCCCCACTAATACTATTAAATATTTTGTGATTAGTAATCTAACAATGCCCAATCATATTTAAGTGTCAATGAAATTTCAACTGCTCCTTCTGTAGTCCAATCCATATCACCTTTTGATGTAGAATCAATCAATGCTCCATATACAATCCAGTGCTCAATTTTTTCTCCCATTGGTGATAGTGCATAAAATTCTAAATCTTTCTTATAATCTGATGCATATCCGTCTCTACCAGTTGCAGACTCGTGATGTAAACGAACCCAATCCATTACTGCTTGTGCACCTGATGGATTAATTGCGTCATACAATGTTATAGTAATATCATTCCAAGTAGATTTACCTTTAAGTTTTCTATCAACATTAATGTGTTGCGTAACAACTGACCCGTTTGTTATACTAGGTCTTCCAGCTGATCTAACTAGGTATGCTGGGATATCTGCAATATACATGATAAATCTATTTGTATATTTCGGTTCCCACTGAAACGCTTTGTCAAATAAATCATTATCCGTTATAGTTGGTAATGTTGGTGTTAATGCCATGTCATATCCTTGTTTATTTTAATATAAATATTACAAACAGTAAAAAAGGCAGAACCTAAATCCTGCCTTTATATTAAAAATTTGTTACTATTCTGGAAATGCTGCTCCCGTTGGCTGAATATTAAAGTCTAAAACAATAAATTCTGCCGTTTTAGTTGGTTGCAAAAATAACTGACCATACATAATATTTTGATCAATTAAATCATTTGTATTATTTGTGCTATCCATTATAACTCGGAAAGCATATAATCCTTGTTGTTGTTTTACTGATGCTAAATACGGATTCACAATATTTAAGAATTGAATTCTTGTTTGATCTGTATTTTGATCGAATACTAAAAACTGAGTTGCAGATGCAATAAACTTTTTAGTTGCAATTAGTAAACGTCTAACATTAACTCGATCTAATGCACTAGGAACAGCCTGCAATGTTTTTTGTCCCCAAACTGCAATACCAAGTGTTGCTAAATTAGCAATCGGATTAATTCTAGCATTATATAATTCTCCGCGCTGAGTAGGATTCAATGCAATATAAGTATCGTCGACACTTAAACCGCCTCTCTGTAATCCTGCCGGTGCATACCATGGTGCTTTTACGAAATCATTATATGAAATTACTCCCGGTAAAACTACAGATGGAGGAACCCACATTGGTTTTTGATTTTGTGGATTTTTTATTTTTACCCACGGATAATATGTTGCAACATAGTTATTATCAATTCCATTTGCTTGACTAATAACAGTGCTAATAGTATCTTCTAATCCAACTAAGTCATTGATATAAAAAGTATCTTGTCTATCTCTTGCAAGATTTCTAGCAGCAGCTGATACCGTTGCATGTAAGTTATCGATAATACCTGGTGTTATCAACATGTTCATATCATAGTAATCTGTATTTGATAATAATGCAAAAGCATTTTGATATGTAGTAGTACCAGTAGATGTTGCTAATTCACAATCAAAGCCAAATGTATTAGATGCTTTAATATTACCTCCGCTAAACTTAGGTAAATTTGGACGAGCTCCATCAAATCCACCTTGCATTGGCATAATAAATTTACGTGTACTAACTGCTACTTTGCTAGCAAATGTGCCGGCAGTTAATGATGATTGCAACGAACCCGTGTATGCGGCTCCAATTGGGAATGCAACATCAATTGATTGTGATACATCACCTAAATAGAAATCTGCATTGCTACCAGTTGTTTGTGCTGCGATGTCAGGCGTTGCTGCTATATATACATTATTATCAGTATCAGCAAAATCAAATCCATGATAATTTTTAAAGCTATACGAATAATCAGACTGAGATGTTACATATGATGCACTCGCAAAATTTAAACTTCCTGATACAGTTGGTATTGATGATAGCGGTGCTCGGAATCCAAATGGTACAAGTGTCGAATCAATTCCATTTAAAACAGAGTCGGTAATTTCAACTCGAATATACTCAGACTGATTTTCATAATCTCCATATGTTATAATATTGGTGCCATTAAACTCTCGATACTGGTTACCAATAACTCGAGCTATGAATCTAGCAGAGTTTGGATTCAAATTAACATTAGAAAATGTTTCTAATACATCTGGATCTATATCCGTGTCATCAGAATCAATAATTGATTTATATACAGTAGATGCATTATCTTGATTTACTTTTCTAACTTCTACTGTAAATGATCCGTAATTAAATGGATCGGAAGTTTCAGTAGATAATCTAACATCTTTAATTCCAACTTTAACATCGATGTTTGCTGTATTACCATGTGATAATGTATGGAATTTAAATAAGTTAACCGGAGTGCTTCCAATTTTTTGTGATGTTACCCATGGTGTATTTGCTGTGCTATAATCATATGAAAAATCATAAGTTGGTAATACTGCTAATTCAACTGAAACATCTGCCATATTATTAAATAACGATGATACTGATTGATTTTCGTATTGAACATATACTGGATAATCTTTTCCTTTTGGATTAGTTCCAAAAACTTTTGAAAGATAATTGTTATCTGTTTGTATAATTGATGCTGATACCGGAGTATTAGTAGTTGGATACAAACTAAATGCTCCAGAAAATCCAGGAACATCTGTATTTAAATTAGCAGTATATGATCCTGATAATGAAATAGCAAATACTCCAGATGCATCGTCTGCAATACTAGAAGATTTAAATAACTCTGCTGCTTCATTAACAGCTTCTACTGGATGAAGAATATGTGTTACTACTTCAACTGCAGTTGCTCCGGATCCAGATTTTGCTAATACTGCTAATATTCCATCTGCTAAATTATATCCGTCTTCATATAGAATACGAGTTACTGTGATATTATTACCACTTTGTAAATAATTATCTACTACGAATGGAACATATGAATCATCGGTATATGGTCCGAATAGTCTGCGAAATTCTTCATTCGAAGACACCTTAGTTGGTGTCATTACGCGACCTTTAACAGTAGGTCCTACGATTGCAGCTCCAATTTCTTGTATAGCTAGTGGTAAAAATGATTGATCTTTTTCATTTGTATATACGCCAGCTCCGTTCACTGGATTGATTATACTTTCTGCCATTAAATTACTCCTATTGGTTTATTTATAAATATCAATGTTTTTTTCTAAACCGTTTCATTTTTTGATTCTGTAGAAGTAAATGTTCCTTGCTCGATATCAATAGCTCCTTCTCCGTATTTGTCTCGCATAGAATCCATTGCAGTTTTTTCTCGTTGTTGCATACGATCGAACTGAGCTAATATATCAGCTTTTTGTTGTTGGATTTGTTGTAATTGTCGGTTTAAATAATGTTCGTCAACTGCGTTTGCTGCCAATTTGTTAGAAATATCTGCATAGTTTTGCTGAATTTCTTTTAATTCTTCATAATCAGTTTTGTCTAGTTTTCGTGTCATGTATATCCTTTGTTTATTTTAATATAATAAAGAATATTTTTTTAAATTCAAACCAAACTAAAATATTAATGATTAAGGTTTAGGTAATGCTATTGATTCAACAACTCCGTAATAATTTATTTTATACTCCGTTCCATCTGCGCCCAGAACGAGTCCATAACCATTTAATGGAAGAGTACTATTAGTTGAATTTATTAATGTCCATGCTAGTGACGTTCTTGCGTCAAGTAACGCTGTAGCATCATCTAATGTATGATATTTAGAACCTTCTGAGCTATATGCATATAGTTTAGTTCCGAGTTCTAATACACTTGTAAATGCGTATAAATTCTGTAACGTGTTATTAGCTAGTTGCGTACCTCGATCATCAAATAATCGTATCGAAGATTGTAGATAATCTGTAAGTAATATTAATCTTGAAGTTTTAGTAGAGTCATCAATTCTTGTTGTTATATTATCTCTTGAAGTTTCAATTTTAGATAGCTCACTTGTTTCAGTAGACAATGCTGTATTTATTGCATCAGTTGTAGTTATTGTAAATAAATTTGCATTATCTCCGACAACTGCCGAATTAACTTGAGTTTTAATTGTATTTTTAATTATTCGGTTAATTCCTTGTATTCTAGTAGTTTTATAATTTGAGTCTGCTAAAGAATCAGTACATATGCCAGTTAAATCATCAAGTAAAGATGATTCAATTGTAGATTCTAAGCTAGTAGCTAAATTAGTAATTAATTCTTTAGGTTCAATAACTTCAGTTGTAACAAACGATCTTATACCAATATTACCAGATCTGCCAAAATATTTATATAGATTTATTTTAGCTTGTTTATTAGTCGATGGTGTTGTATATGATGTAGATTCTAAATTTCTTGTTAAAACGGCGCCGGCTTCTGCTAGCGAATCTACAAAAGTTGTAAATGATTGCATTGCTACAGAACTATCATCATTATCTTCAATTGTTTTTTTAATATAATCGCCGTTTAATGAATCTTTTGTTATACCAGCAAATCCATAGTCGGTAGCAATATCAATTACGTTGTCTAACGCTTCATCATATGATGCTGCTTCAGTGTCATAAAATGCTAATGTAGTAACCGGACATATTACTTTAACTGTGTCTGTTATATATCCTTTTAGTTCGCCTTCATATGGCATTCCAGTTATTGAGTCAGTGCCTCCTGTTATTGTTAT